GAAAAGCCTCCGCTGGTATTTACAAGACCGATGTAGCCATTCTCAGCATTGTGTTTGACTGTGACGATTGGAAAAGCCTCGACGTTGCCATTATTGACTAGATCAAAAACAACCTTGTCACGCAACTCTTGACCGTTGTCGAACCGTCTATAAGTCGAACTATGAGCGACGCCATCAGGAACTAGAATCTCAAACTCGCCCTTCTGGAGCCATCTAGTCACGTTGTCGACATCCACAGAGCCAATGACAAGTCCCATATAATACTTGTCAGGTTCGTCTGTAATTGTAATCTTAACTGGCTTGTCTGTGTTCAAGATTGTGGCCAAAGCGTGCTTGGCTGACTCGGTATCTCTTGCCGTTTTTTTCTGAACGGCAAATTTAATTTTGATTTTTTTAGGTCCAGTTCTTACTTCCTGGACGTTAACGCCTAAAAAAGGAGCGTCATTCGTTGTGACGTTCCTTTCATTTCCTATCGGGCGTATTACTTCGCTTATTTTGATAACCTCAGAGAGGTCATGATTGTTATAGATTACTGTGTCCATTAATAATTACCTCTCATCATGTTATCGATCATGAGCTTGTCGTTCTGGAACTCGGTCATCTGTTGGCCAATTTGTCCGACAAGTACTCCACTTTCCATCATCATGTTTACAGGTCGTTTGACTGCTTTCTCAGCAACCTCTAGAGCTTGCTCGACAATTCTGTTAGATTTCTCTTGCACGACCTTAACACTTGCCTTGATTTGACGGTCAAGATCAGATTTGACCTGAAGAGTCTTAGTAAGGCTTGTTTGTCCTACTCCGATGATATCTTCTGGCGCAAAGTTAAAGGCTTTAATTTGGTCGAATACATCGCCCATGGCATCATCTACCTTGTGAGCATCTGCCAAGATACCAACTGCCACCCCTTGCGAGATATAACGTCCAACGCTGTCTCTAAACAAGCGTGATGGACTGTGGATTTTAGCCTTGGCTTGTGCAGCTCTTTCAGCTTGAGCGACAAGTGCATTAGCTGCAGCCGTCACCGCCCCTAGTGCTGAGTACATACCTTGTGCCAAACCTTGACCAATCATAGAACCAGCGTAGCGCATAGAGCTTACCCCTGACATAGCTGTAGAGCGGATTGAGCTTAACATGGCTGACATTGCAGCCGTTGCTGAACCAACTCCAGATCGTATGCCGTTTGTAATCCCTTCAGAAACACCACGGCCTGCCTGTTGGCCTGCCTGTGTCATTTGAACTGATGACTGTGTAATCACAGACACAATCAATGCCATACTTGACTGAACCGATGATACAGCCTGAGTCATTGCTGAAGCTATGCTTGAAGCAAGCTGAGAAATGGAAACTGAAGCTGACGAAGCTGAAGCGTTAATCATCGTTAGAGTAGATGACATCGCTGAAGCACCGCTCTGTGCCATCGTCATTGCAGTAGCCAAAGACATCAGACCTGTCTGTAACATCATGATACTAGACACGGATCCAGAAAGGCTTGCAAAGGAAGCCGTAACTGATGAAGCAAAAGCGCTCATCGAAGCTCCAGCGCTTGTCAATGTTTCTGGCAATGTTCCAAGGCTAGTACTTAGTGATGATAGAGCAGTAGGTACTGATTGCAAAGCAAGGCTTGCAAGTTGAGCTGATGTAGCAATCAGCATCAAGCCAGTCCCTGCCTGTTGCAATCCTGGACCAGCCGTAGCGATACCAGAGTTGGCAATAGCAGTAAGACCTGCTGAAACAACCGTCAAAGTCCCTGCAAGGTCAGCTAAATTGAGACCTACAAGGATTTGAATACCCTCAGCCATTGATTTCACGCCTAGACCTGCATTTCTTGCAGCCGTTCCAATAGATGTGAATACATTAGCAATACCATCTAAAACTGTTCTAACTGCACCACCAACTGAGCTGATGACCGTTGAAATGCCATTGAATACACTCTCAATACCCTTGCCGATACCTTGAGCAGCCGTAGAGATTGACTCTCCAACTGACTTAAAAATATCAGCGATACCTTGTAGAGCAGTATTGATGGCTGTGCCTAAAGAGATGATGATATTAGCTACACCATCCATGCCTGTCCGAATACCCTCGGCAATAGCCTGGATAATACTGATAATCTGAGGCGCATTACTTGAAATCGTGTTGATGATCAAGGTGAAACCATTGGCGATAGCGTCAACTAATACGGCTATCCCTAGCGCAGCGACTGCGACACCTGCTCCAATTAGAGCGATTGCAGCACCAAAAGCTAGAATACCGACTGCGCCCACTGTTAAGGCTGGGCCGATTGCAGCGGCACCGACGGCAAGCAAGGCTATTCCTGCCACAATTGCAAGTAAGGCAATCTGTGCACCAGCTCCAGCACTTGATAATTGGATAGCAGCTTGAACCAATACATAGACACCAGCTGCAGCAGCTAAGATACCAGCTCCAACCATGAGAACGGCTACCCCTAACTTCATGACTGAACTAGCACTCGCTCCAGCAGACGTACCGACCGCAGTAGTTCCTGCACTCATTGCGGTACTCGCAGCCGCATTCGTTGCTTGCGCAGCGGTCAATCCTAGGATGTTACCAATCAGTGATACGATATTTTTCCCAAAGTCAAAAGCTGACTTGAGGCTTTTAGCAATCGCTACCCCTGTCTTAATACCTTTTAAGGCCACAGCCATGGTCACTAGAGCGGTTGCTACATTTCGGATTGTGTTAGGATCAAGCCCTTTGACAAAACTAGCGAATGAACTCGCCATTTGTGAAACAAAATTTACAATCTTGCCTGCAGCTTCTCCAATAGTCTCCCATGGAATAGCGTTTGCTAATTTACTTGCTAGGTCAAGTGCTGCCTCTGACAAGTCTTTGAATGCTTGTCCAGCATTGTCAAGCGCACCAGTGTTTTTAAAAGCCTCAAAGGCTGTCTGAGCGCCTGATACTAAATCTTGGATGACTGTATTCACTGAACCAATAATGCTCCCGATGTTAGCAAAAGCGCTTGTCACGGTTGAGATGATACCGTCTATATCAATGCCCTCTAAGAATGCTCCTAGTTTTTCAGCAATCTTGTCAAAATTGATTTTTTCAAGAGCGTCTGAAATTGCATTGATAGCCTTGATACCAAACTTATTGAGTTGTTCAAAAGCTGGCATGAGTTTATTAGAAAGGCTTTCTTTTGCTCCATCTATGGCTTGGTCTACTGTTTTGAACTCTGTGGCCATTTTTTGGAAAGCGTCTGAGTTTCCTGCTCGATTGAGAGCGTCAAAGAAATCCTCAGTCTTGACTTTCCCATCTTGGACAGCTTTTACAAGGTCAGCCGTAGACATTCCCATTTGTTTTGCGACTGCAGCCATACCAGCTGGAGCTTGCTCCATCATGATTTTAAAGTCCATCCAGGCGATTTTAGGTTTACTTGCCATCTGTGTTGCCTGTGTTGACAATGATTTCATGGCTTGAGCTGGGTTTTCAGCTGAGGCTGCAAGACCACCAAAGGCCTTAACTAAGCTCCCTACATTTTTTGTACCTACAGCATCAAGCTGTGAGTAAGTACTAGCCATGTCAGAGGCTGAATAGATGGTCTTTGTCGCAAAGTCTTGCATTTCTTCCTTTGCTTTCTTGATTTCGTTAGCTGAGCGCCCGAATGCTTGGAGGTTTCCCTCGAAAGTTTTCCAGGCTTTCTGTGAGCTATTAAGCTCGGACATCATCTCACGGATGCCACTATTTAAAGTTCCAATCCCTGAAAAAAGAGCTGAACTTATTACATTGGCGCCTAAAATTGATTTAAAAACCGAGCCTGCTCGCTCTCCGCTTTCAGCTAATCCACCCATCATGCTTTTTAAACGTTCGACACCTGACTGTGCCTTATTGCCATCCATTTCAACCTGGATGACAACTTTCCCATCTGCCATTGTGTACCTCCTTTCTATTCGTAATAATCGTAGTCGTCGTCTTCCAGTTCGTCGTCATCGTCGTCTGGTAGACGGTATTCTTTTTGTAGTTTTCGCATATTATCGATGTATTCCTGACTGTCGCCTTTTTGTGGCTCGTAAGAGCGAATCTTCACGACCTCTACAAATTTGGTTCCTTCAGGCAAACCGACAAGCAATGCGTTGAATTTTTTCCAGTGCAACTTTCCAATCTCTTCAATTAAGTCGATTTTGTAGGCTTGCATGAAAGAAGCAAAGATATAAGCTCCGTCATGCTTCACGTTGTAGAGTCTTTTCTGTGGTTCTTCTGTTGACGTCGAGGATTTTATGACATTACCTGCCAGGTCGTACTCGACATCATCTTCTTTTTTGCCGTTTTGTATATGTTCTTCAAAGATTGCCAAAATCACTTCCATGGCCTCGTTCACGGTCAAAAAATCAAAAGAAACACCAGTCAGGATCCTCAACGCAAAGAAAGGTCGCATAATGTCTGAAACTTCGTCGTCCTTCCACAATTCAAAGACTTTCAAAACTCTATCGAACGATAAGAGCAGAGGGAAAGTCTGTTCTTTGCCTTCAATTTCTAGAACAAGCTCATCAACTAGCTTCCTAGAAATATCTAACATGGCATCACGCTAGATACTTCTTGAGTGCATCTTCCGAGTTGCGCTCTTGGTAATCTTTGATAATTCCAAGGACTGTCTGAACCAGATAGTTAAATGCGATTGTCGAGTCTTCGTCTGCGAATTTGAATACTTTCTCAAATTCTTCAGCACCGAAAAGACGAGTCCATCCGGCCTCAACGATTTCTCTGCCCTTCTTAACGATTGCCTCGTCAGAAAGTTTTTCCATTTTTTTCCATTCTTTCTTCAAATTATCAAGAAATGAATCAAGTTCTTTGACACCCTTGTCATTTGCTAAATATTCCAGCTGGAATTCTCCAAAATCAACAGGGATGATATTGCTAGCTTTTTTAATGACTACCATGTTTTATGCTCCTTTTTTAAAAAATAAAAAGGCGTGATAATTCACGCCTTAGATTATCCTGGTACTACTGTAGATTTCTTAGGTTTACGAGTCCAAACGACCTTGAACTTAATACTTTCATTTTCAGAGGCTTCTCCGTCTCCGATTTCGATACCAGAAAGACGAGCTGGCCCCTCGTATTGAGTTTTTCCAGTTGCGTCAACTTCCTTGTACCAAACCAAAAGCTCGTCACCTACTGCGTCTTCTTTATCAGCGATAAAGTTCTGAGCCTTGTCGTCTGTATCACGAACGCCTTCAAAAGAACGGCCTCGTGTCTTACTGATCACTTGTTCTTCAGGTGTTCCGTCACCGGCAAAATCTGTGAAGTCGTCTGTCTTCTCATCGTTCTCTGGTGATGATGACTTGAAGCCTTTAGCAATCCAGAGGTAATCTGTTGCAGTTGGCGGAGTGTCTGGAGTTGCTTCTTTGTAAGGCGCAATGTAATGTTTACGTTTTACGTTTTTATTTTTTGGCATTAGTTATTCATTCCTTTCAATTTCAAGGCTCGCAGTTACGTCCAG